ACGAGTTCATAGTTTCAGGAGTTGCTTATACTACTGCTAGCTATGTAGCTCAGAAGGATGGAACCTTATTACTAGGTTCTCCTGTAGAGGCTGAACAACCAGATATTGATTGGTTCAGAGTAGCTCAAGGGATTACTGCTAGATATACTGTTAAATTAATACCGTTCACAGAAACTCTTAATTTTGTAGGCGAAGGCTACGGTGATTATGATGGGAGTGGTAAGCACTCAGTATTGGATGAGGAGATGAATATGCGGGAAGCCTCTGATGAAAATATGAATCCTACTAATGAAGGGTATAAAGACCCTGTTACGTGTGCTCTGTACAAAGGGTATCGAAGAGATGAGGTATATGCTTTTACGTTTACTCCAGTCTTTTCTTCTGGAGTATACGGACCAACCATACATATCCCAGGACCAGCCTCAGGCAATCCTACAGATGAAGGTAATAATGGTGGAGTTTTAGGTTCTTACATTTCACAAGAACTCTATCCTGATGATAGATATAGTGGGTTGATAGGAACAGGTATTCGATTATTTAAAATGCCTGATGCAGTACAACAGCCACTGATAGAAGGAAACGTAGAAAGTAATAATTGTAACTTAAGGATCTTAGGTGTAGAATTTAATAACATTGTATTAGACCCTTCTGAGACTCAATACAGTGACCAGATAGCTGGATTTATCATTGGGAGAGTAGATAGAAGAGGTCAAGAAACACAGTTAGCTCAAGGAATAGTACGTCCAAATGTTGATGTTACAGTAGAAAATTTAGCAGCTAATGTTAGAACTCCTCTCTTAGGAGATGGATATGGTGCTATGCAGGTAGTAGGAGATGAGAATCAAAATTGCGATACTATGAACTCTACTCCTGATTTAACAGATTTTACATTTGTAGCTCCAGATTTAATACATAATTTATACTCGAGTCAAGCTGCATCTTACATAAAGCAACACGCTGTTTACAAATCCAACCCTTACGCAGCACCTTTAGATTATTGGGCAACATCTAATGATGAATACTTCGATAGTCCAGAAGATCCTGCAAGATTTAATGCAGCTTTTCATAATGTATTAGGTGTAAGTACACAATCTATCGTTACTACGCCTACTCTTTTAGAGAGTAATCCAGCAGATGTTAAAGCTTTTGGAGTGCCTAATGTAGCTTTCTCTAAAGGTGGAAAACGAAATACTATAATTCAAAAGGGAAGTAGAGAAATGCAGATGGCCTCATCGCAAGGATTTACTTGGTTCAGCACTGATGGAGGTGCCCCTATAAACGCTCATCGTAGCTCTAATTACCATTATAGATCTTACCAGAAAGGTACGAATAATAGATACTCTGAAGCTATGGAATATAGTGAAGGATTAGGATATAGACCTGACTTTGTAGTTCACACACTTACAAGAGTGAATGATAAGCAATATGGTCCTTTAGACCAAATGGTTTCTATGTTTGTAGATTATGCAGAGTGGAAGAACTTTGGA